GGCACCTCAATCATAACGCTGTCCTTCTGCACCACCGTAGTCGTGCGGACTTCCCCTGCCTTTCGACAGCATCCAGCCAGTAGCAGGCTAAATATGAGCGTATTCAGTTTTAGCATCGAAGGAAGGGCAGGCTTTGTTTACGCGTGGGAAGTCGCGGTGGCCTTGAATCTTGGCGTTGGGGTACTTTGCTCTCCACGCGTGCAGAACTTGGCTGAGTGCGTCCTTTTGCCCCTGCGTGCGATTGTCAAGCGGATTGCCGCGCGAATCAATGCCCCCAATATAGGATACGTGAAGTGAAGCAGAATTATAACCAGCCACCCCGTTGCAAATCTCATTATCTGCTGAAAGCGTGACAACTTCCCCATTTGCTTTTACGATTTTGTGATAGCCACTGGCCAACCAGCCAAGGCGTTCACGCCAGTACCGCTGGATGCTTTCAACCGTTGCGCTTTGTGGGGTCGCTGTGCAATGCACCACAAGGTATTTAATATTTCTCATTACGTTGTATGCAGTTTAACCACCCACTCCGTCCTGTCGCGCTCCTTGCCGTTGTCCTGTATCGTCCGCAATCGTTCCTGTTGCAAATTCAGCCAATAGCCACCAAGTGGTTTAGGTGAGCGACCTCTCTCAACGTGAAAGCCACCTTGACCAGAACTGTACTCTTCCTTGTACGTGCTGGTGCGCAGTTGGTGTACACGCCTCTGCTGGATGATGTCTTGCGTTCGGTTGAAATATTGCACCATATTGACGTGGTGATATAATTCGTGAACGTGACCTTGCCAAGTCATATCGTAGCCTTCCACGAATGCCATAATGCGTTGGTCTTGGATCACGCCCTTGGTCACTGGGCCGCCGCCTCCTGAACCGTGGTAGTAGTGGATGACGAAGGCGCGATGCAGACCGCTACGAATTTTCCCCAGTACCTTCACCGTACCACCATAGCCACCGATGTGAAGGTTGCTTTGGTTCTTGTAGTTGAATATGGACTGGAACATATGCAATGGGTCAAACTCCATATGCTTGATGATTTGCGTTTCGTGATTGCCGTAGCCTATCAATAGCAGGTTGTCTTTGTAGGGACTAAACCACTCGACCGCATCCTCGACCACCGCTTGCAGGTAGTTGCCTTTGTTGTGTTCGGGTCGGATATCATCCTTGCTTTTACGCGGGTCGCCCTTTCCCTGCATCAAGCAGAAGAAGTCACCGTTTACGATGATACCTGCGCCTTTTGCTTTTGCCGCGTCCAAATGCCTTTTCAGCAAGTCGCGGTCGCATTTGGGATTATCCCAATGAAGGTCGCTGATGAGCAGTAAGTTCAGTTCGTCACCCGCGTAAGCGAGTGTGTGGATGTTGGCCGCGTTACGCGTTATTATCACTGGATAGGGTCTTTAATATTTTCGCCTCCAACACTTCCGCAATCTTCACTCCTGAAAAGCCCACAAGGAACGCCAAGCCGTACTGGATGTTGGGTGCGTTGATGTTCAGAAAGCCAATCAGCACAGGCGCGAGGTAGGTGGCGCAAAGGCTACCGCTGAACACGCTGACTAATTGCATCTTCCAATTCCGTTGTTTAGGCAATAGAAGAAGCGAGCCAAGGAAGCCTGCAATCGTCAGGCCGATGTTGATGCCGATGCTATTTAGGAAGTCTTTCATTGTATTCTTTGGTGTATTGTTCGTCCCAGCCTAAAAACGTATGTATCCCCACGGGTGGCGGCCACGTTTCAAACTGCTCCCAATCTGCATTGGGTTGGTCATCCCACAGCAAGTCCACGCAGTAGGTGTTGTCGATGTCGCCCAACTCCACGCAGGTGGCTTCGGGTTGCGATAGTTGATAGAAAGCCTCGAATTCGGCTTGGGTTGGGAAAGCGTATTTGCGGAAGGTAGCCATTACGTTAGTCGGGTGATGTTGGCGAGTTGGTCATCAGTTAGCCTTGTGGGGTATATGGCGGCGGCGCGGAGGAGGTCGTTGAGTTGAATGGTCGTTGCGCTCGTTTCAATTTTGCCGAGGAATATCTGCGAGCAAGCAGGAACTGCGCCGCTCGTGTCCGTGCCTACCTGTGAGCCATTGACGTACATCGCAAAGTCATCGGTTTTGTATGCAAGTGCTATTTTGTAAACCCCCGCCGTTTGTCCGCTTGCTGTGCTGATGCTTACCACGCTCGCGCTTGCGGTTGTTACGATGCCTTGGATGACGCTATTTGCGGCCTTCTGCAAAATGACCCGCGCATCGCTTGTGCCGTCTGAAATGGCAAGAATGCGGCTGTTAACGGCGAATCTGCTTATCTCCACCTCCGCATAAATCGTACCCTCCGTCTGCCCGATATACCCCGATACCCCCGACACGGAGCAAACATCCGCGTTGCGGGTTGCTGATGCCGCAGTCGTTGGGATGTACGAAGTAGGGATTGCGCCTGTTTCGAGCTGCGGCAAAGCGGTAAGGAATCCCTGCCCTGTTGATAAAGCCGCAGGTAGGCGCATTAGGTAAGTTACAGGCGAACCCGAAGGCGATGCTCCTGTTGTTATTCGTACCGCGACCCGATACCATCCGTTGCCGTAATTCTCAACGCTACCCGTGCAACTTGTACTCGTGCCAAGCGTTACGCCTGATGACGCGATATTGATGACTTGATTCCAAGCTGTTCCGCCCCATTGTGCACCATTATTATACTCCATACTCGTAGCAAAATCAACGCCATCGTACTTGAAAAATCGGCTAATGGTGTATGTTGTACTGCTTGCCAATACGGAAGTGCTACAAACTTGGTTTGCATATCGAATCGTACCACTCGCCTCATTCTTTGTAATTCTGGCGCTGTTAATGCTTACCGCAGGTGAATCGCTTACAGCCGTGTCGTATAGCACCCCTGCCGCCGAATTAAAGACCAACCCACTTGGCACCAAATTCTGCGCACTCGGCTCAATCAACGCCGCAGGGCAACCGCCGCCTATCGGGTAGTCCAAGCGAAGCACTCCCGAAGCGACCGATTCAATCAAGCCACTCGCATTCACCCGCGTGGCGGTGGTCGCTCGCGTGAAGGTGAAGTCAGCACCGCTCACCACAGGGAGTTGCGGATAGACAAATCCTGCCCGCGTTAGTTGCGGCACAATCAAAAGCGAAGGCTGTCCAGTCACCCTGCTCGCCGCTCCTGTCGTTGTCGTGATGTAAGGCGAAATCCTGTCGTTTCGTTCAACTTGCGGCGCGGCAATGCGTATGGTGAAGCTGATGACATCCAACGCCGCCACATCAGCCGTAAGCCTGAAATTCACCCTGTCACTGCTGACGCTGGCAATCGATAGAACTGCGGTGTTTACCCGCGTCAAACTTCCTGAAGCCAAGCCATTCAAATCAGTACTGCTGTTCGCCGTTTCAATGACCGAGCCATCGCTCGACTTTTGGCCCAGCACCTGCATCACCATCGTGGCAGGGATTGTCCCTGCTTGCTTGCCCAAACTCATCGCGCCTATGTACTGTTGACCAATGCTTGCAGGGATTGCGTTGGTGTTGTCATTCGGCTCGCACCCTATGTAAATCGTCCCATCATTATCAGCCGTGCCACTCACTGTCCAATCAATCGCCTGAAACCCTGCACTGGTGAACGCGCTCGAAATGGTGACCGTCAATCCATCAACACTACCACTTACCCACTTCGTTGGCAACACGCTACCTGTTGCCCCTGCCATCGCGCTATTTGTCAGCAGGTTGGTGTCCGTGCGTTGCGGCACCCGCATCTGCAAGTTAATTGCTCGCGCATCAAGGCAACTGCCCGCCGCTTCCTTTGTCGCGCCCGATGCAATCGCTCGCGCCGCCGCCGCCGCGTTATCGCTCGCGTAGTCGCCCACTACCTTCTGCGTGACAAAAGGCAATGCATATCCGTGCGCTAAGGCCATCAGGAATAAGCAAATACGTTGCCGCCTGATACCGTGACCGCGGCTAATTTCAAGCCGTTACGCGCCCTGACAATCATTCCTGTCATCACTGTAATGCCTGATAATCCCAAGTACGTCAGCGCGTTGTTGCCCTCGCTGTCGGTCAAAGTCGTAAAACTCGTTGCGGCGTTCACCACAAGAAATTCAAAAGCCTGACCTGTGACTGCGCCTGTCACTACGGTTATCGCGCCGTAGCCTCCCAGCATCGCGTCTAATTGTTGCCCAATGTTCATATGCTATTTTTAGTTAAATACCACTTATGTCGGAACTTCGCAAGAATTGTGCGGATATTCAAAGTCAAAGTTGGCCGAAGCCTGCCATCCAGC